GGGTACCGCGTGTGGGGCGCCCGGACGCTCAGCTCGGACCCGCTCTGGATCTACATCAACGTGCGGCGCCTGTTCATCTACCTCGAGCACTCGATCGATAAAGCCACCCAGTGGGCGGTCTTCGAGCCCAACAACGACATGCTGTGGGGAAAGATCGCCCAGTCGGTGCGGGACTTCCTTCAGGTCCAGTGGCTTTCTGGTGCCCTCATCGGGGCGACCGCCGACCAAGCCTACTTCGTCCGCTGCGATCGGACCACGATGACGCAAAACGACCTCGACAATGGCCGCATGATCTGTCTTGTCGGCATCGCCCCGACCAGGCCTGCTGAGTTCGTCATCTTCCGCATCGGCCAGTGGACCGCGGACGCTACTCCGTCCTAGCGCCAGGCGCCTCGACAGCGTTTTCATGAAAGGACAACCGCATGGCGACCAAGCGTGAGACCCCCTACGGTCCCTATGGGGCGTTCAATTTCCTCGTCCAGTTCACCGACGTACCAGGCGGCGGGGGGCCTATCGACGCCGGTTTCTCCGACGTTTCCGGGCTCGGCAACGAGATCAACTATTCCGACTATCGCGAAGGCGATTTCCTGATCAACGGGCCGATCCACGTCCCCAATACGAACAAGACCGAAAAGGTCACGTTCAAGCGCGGCCTCATGGGCTCGACCGAAATCTTCAAGTGGTTTGCGGCGATCCGCGATGGCGCCTATCAGCCCGTCACCGTCACGATCGTCGTCCTCGACGAGGCGCGCAATGATGTCCTGCACGTGGTGCTGAAGGGAGTGCAGGCATCGAAATGGACCGGCCCGACGCTCGCTGCCAAGGGCGGCGGCGAGGTCGCAATGGAAGAACTTCAGGTCGTGTTCCAAGAGATGAGTTACGAGTGAGCTCGCCGGCCGCCGTGGTAGCGCGATGACCGTTGTGCTGGGCGCACCAGGCGTCATCTACGTCCCAGAGGTCGCGCCCCGAGTCCCCGTCGGCGTGCGGATGGACGTGGCCGCGTTCGCCGGCGTCGCACCCAGAGGACCCGCCTTCGAGCTGGCCGACCCGCATGTCTGGCCGTTTCCCGACGGAGTCGTCCGGATCCGGTCGGTCCCCGTCGCGGTCGAGAGCTGGGGCGAGTACGTGGATCGATTCGGTGCCTTCGAAGGACGCGGCTTGCTCCCGTATGCCGTCGCCGCGTTTTTCCAGCAGGGCGGCCGCCGCGCATACGTCGTGCGGGTCGTGCACGACGTCGACGGAGTGCGGGACGGGAGCGTCGCGGTGCCCGGCCGTTCCCGCTACGAGTTCGGCTCGGCGCTGACAGCGGTGGGCGGGGGTGCCGTGGCACTCACCGCCAGCAACGAAGGTTCCTGGGGCGATCGCCTCTCCCTAACCCTCAGCTTCACTACCTTCCCGCTCACCTGGGTCGGCGTGGAGCCCTCGGCGATCGTGCTCGATGCGGCGGCAGAAGTCACCGCCGGCGCATGGCTTCGCCTCCTGCTGCCGGACGGCAGCCGGATGCTGCGCTCGGTGAGCTCGGTCCGGACGAGAGGAAAGGCGGGCAGCACTGGCTATGAGCGGGTGGCGTCGCTCGACGGGCCGGTCGCAGCGCCGGCGTACGTCGAGCGCGTCGACGCCGTGCTGGATGTCGTTGACCACGATCTGGTGCGGGTCAGGACCGAGCAGTTTGACGGCCTGGGGCTGCTGCCCACTCACCCGAACTGGATCGGGGATGTGCTCGCAGCCGGATCGAACCTCGTCGAGCTCACCGGGGGAAGCGACGGGATCATCCCGGCGGATGTGACGCTCTCACCGGCCGGCGCCAAGCTTGCGGAACCGGGCGCGGACAACTACGCGCAGGTATCACCGGATGACTTCTTCGGTACCCTGCTCGAAGGCAGGGATGACGCGACCGACGGCCTTGACGTGCTGCTGCGGGTCCCCGAGGTTACCAGCATCGTCGTGCCAGACCTGTATTCACGCGCGCCGGTTCCCGTCACCGCTTCGGTGGCCGACCCGCCGACCTTCGCGGGCGCCACCTTTGCCGAGTGCGTGCAGGTGCCGGGCTCTTCCTCGGTTGTGCCGCAGCCAGCCGGCCTCGACAGCCTCCGCCTCGACCCGCTCGACGCCCGCGAGCTCGCCACCATCGTCGCGCTCCAGAACCAACTAGTCTCCTGCGCGGAGCTGCTCGATGCGGTCGCCCTCCTCGACGTGCCCCAGGGCCTGACGCAACAGCAGATCCTGGGGTGGCGGGCGAACTTCGACTCCTCGCACGCGGCCGCCTATCACCCGTGGCTGCGCGCGCCGCTTGGGGCCGCCGCGCCGCCACCGCTGGTCACCGTGAATCCGTCAGCTTTCGCGGCCGGGATCATCGCCCGCACCGAGCGCGTGTACGGGGTCCCGCACGGTCCGGCCAATGAGCTCGCAGCCGGCGCGGTGGATGTGACCGACCGGGTCGATCCCGTCCGCCACGCGATACTGCATCCGCGCGGGATCAACGTCTACCTGCTGCGCACCGACGGCATCCGGCTGATGGGGGCGCGCACGCTGTCGCAGGACCCCTCGTGGCGGCAGCTCAGCGTGCGCCGCGTCGTGTCGCTTGTCGAGCGGACCATCCTGTCGGAGCTGGCGTGGGTGGTCTTCGAGCCGAACGACCGCACTGTCCGCGACCGTATCGAGCTGCTGCTCGGGGAACTCCTCCGCCAGCTTTTCGCCAAAGGAGCGTTCGTCGGCGCGACCCCCGCCGAATCGTACTTCGTCCGCACCGCCGCCGATGCTGACCTGCTACCCGAATCGGATGCAGGGCGGCTCATCTGCCAGGTCGGGCTCGCCGTGGCCGAACCCATCGAGTTCATTGTCGTGAACATCTTCCGCGAAGCTTCGGGCGCGCTGACAACGGAGACCTCCGGTGGCTGACAGGCAGCTGGCGACCACTTTCCGCTTCAAGGTCCTGCTCCATGGCAGCCCGGGGAGCGGTGCTTCTGGCGCGCTCGGCTCCGGCGGGTTCCAGGAGTGCACGGGGCTCGAGGTCGAGATGGACACGAGTGAATATCCCGAGGGCGGCAGCAACAACGCAGTGGTGCAGCGCGCCGGCCGGGCCAAGTACACCAAGCTCGTGCTCAAGCGGGGAATGTTCGCCCCTCCGGGCGGCCAGGTGGACTCCGTGCTGTGGACGTGGCTCCAGGACGTGGTGAGCGGTATCAGGCCGATCCGGCGCTACGACGGCACGGTCCAGGTGCTTGGTCCCACGGGCCCGGTCGCCACCTGGACCTTCTCCCGGGGGCTGCCGGCGAAGGTCGTCGGACCGCAGCTCAACGCGAAGACGGGCGAGGTGGCGATCGAGGAACTCCACATCGCCCACGAGGGGCTCCGGCTCGGCGGGGTGAGCACATGACCCTGGTCAAGGCGACGCTGCAGGAGATCAAGCGGAATCCGACCGTGCCACCACAGACGGTTGGCGACCCGATCAACGTGCAGGTGAACCCGACGTCGCTGCGCCTCGCCCTCACCAACAACACCGACGTCGGCAAGGCCCTTGGCCGCCCCAACACCACGTTCCAAGGATCGTCGTCGTCGACGCTCAGCTTCGACCTGATGATGGATACCGCCGATCAGGGAGACACCGGCAATCCAGTAGACGTCCAGGCATTGACCGCACAGCTCCGGTACTTCCTGCTCCCGAAGGCGGGCGAGCCTAAGGCGGTCCCGCCACGGGTCCTGTTCACGTTCGGGAGTCTCAAGGTCGCCGGTGTCATGTCGGCGCTCAACCTCGACTACGACCTCTTCGCCGAAACCGGCGTGCCGCTGCGGGCCAAAGCGTCGGTGACCATCAAAGAGCAGTTGCCGCAGTTCGACGCCAACCTCCTCGGTGCGGGCGCGAACACCGGCAGCGCGGCGACAGACCCGACCGGGCCCGCACCAGGCACCGGCGGCGGCCAGGGTGCCGCAGCACCGGGCCAGGGCGGCCCCCCCGACCGGACCGGCACCGCGCTCGCCGGAGAATCAGCCGCTGACTTCGCCGCCCGGATGGGCCTCGACCCGTCCGCCTGGAAGAGTTTCGCCGCCGGGATCTCCGACCCGCTGCATCTCGATGCTGGGCTGCAGATCAACTTCTCCTCCTCGGCGAGCGCATCGGCAGGCATCGGCCTAGGTACCAGCGCCACCTCAACTGACGCCAGCAACGATCCAGGGGCGGGCGCGCCCGATGGCGTGACACCGCCGGCCGATTCGCTGAGCCCGGCCGCCCTGACGGCTGCGGGGGGCGTGAGCCAGGCGACCGCCCAGCACGCGCTCACCCAGTCGGCCGCCGCCGCGGCCGCGACCAGGGCAGCCTTTGCCCCCGGCCCGCCAGCGCCAGTGAGCGCCGCCCCGGCGGGCCCTCCAGCGGCGGCCGCCACAGCGGGTGGCCCACCGGCGGCTGCCCCGGCAGGCACCCCACCGGCAACCGCCCGGGCAGCCGGAACGCCCGCTGGCGGCGGCCCGGTCCCGCAGCTCAGCCCGGACCCGAGGGCGACAAGCTTCGGATTCGGGGTGCCGCTCCGCCCGCTCATCCCACTGCCGGGCAGCGCCGCCGTCGCGATCGTCCATGACGTCCCCCGCGGCCAGACCTGGCCACCGGCCGGGACGAACGGCTCGCCGGCCAAACCGGTCCTGGGGCCGCGATCCCTCGCGAGGGTCAGCGGCTGCGGATGTGGCTGCGGAGGCGGGTGATGAGCATCCACGTCGGCGAGGTGAGCTCGACGATCGAGGTGGCGCAGCCGGACGCGACCTCGGGCGGCCCGGGCGGCCAGGCTGAGCGGCCGCTCGCCCCGACGTGGCGGGATCTTGAGCGGCACCGGACCATGTGCGAGATCGAGGCCGAGTCACGGGCCCGCACGGAAGGAGCCGGTTTCGATGTCTGAGCCGTCCCTCTACTCGAGCTCCGCGCCGGTGGTGAAGACGGGCGGCACGCTCCAGCCCGACCTGGGACGCGACCTGTTGCGCGTCGAAGTCGACGAGGGGACGGAGGGCCTGCGCCGCCTTGTTCTGCACGTCGTCGCCAGCGCCACCCGCCAGAGTTCGAGCGGCGACCTGGTGGAATACCTCGACGGTTCGGTCTTCGACTACGGCCGTCCGATCGAGGTCTCGCTCGGCCCGGCCGGTAACGAGAAGATCGTCTTCAAAGGAACGATCTCCGCCATCGAAGTCTCCTTCGAGCAAGGCGACGTCCCCCATGTCACGGTCCTCGCCGAGGACGAACTGATGGGGCTGCGAATGACCCAGGTGTCCGCCACCTATACCCAGGTATCCGACGCCGACGTGGCCCGCCAGATCGCCTCCCGGCATGGTCTCACCCCCGATGTGCAGCTCGACGGCCCCACCTACGACGTTGTGCAGCAGTTCAATCAGTCCGACCTCGATTTCCTGCGCGGCCGGGCCCGACTGCTCGCGGCCGAGGTGTGGGCCTGGGACGGCACGCTGCACGTCTGTTCGCGCGCGAACCGCCCCGGCACGGCACTGACGCTTACCCAGGGAAACGAGCTGTTGTCGGTCTCGGTGCGGGCAGATATCGCGCACCAGGCGGCGACGGTGCGGGTGTCGGGCTTCGACGCGCGCCAGCGGGACATGATCGACGAGACTGCCCCGTCGTCGACGATCCAGGCGGAGGTGACCGGGGGGCACACCGGGCCGCAGGTACTTGCCCAGGCGGTGAGCTCCCTGACCGCGCACCGGGTGACAAAGGTCCCTCTCGTGAAGGCGGAGGCGCAGGCGTATGCGAAGGCCGAGATGCTGCGAAGAGCGCGCCGTTTCGTCACGGTCCGCGGCGTCACGTCCGGCTCGCCCGAGATGGTCGTCGGCAGCCTTCTCACCCTTAACCGCGTCGGGAACCCGTTCAACGGCGCTGGCTACTACGCCACCCGCGTGCGGCACACCTACGATCTGCACCTTGGCCACCGCACCTACTTCGATGCCGAGCGCCCGACGGTGAACGCGTCATGACCGGCACCCTCACCCGCGGCGAGTCACCAGCCGGCGATCCGGGGACCGCGCGGTACTTCGGGCTCTACCCGGCGATCGTGACCGACATCATCGACGATGAGCGGCTCAGCCGGATCCAGGTCAAGTTCCCCTGGCTCGGTTCCGACGGCGACAACGTCCGCGCGATGGCCACGCTGCTGTCGCCCTACGCGGATGACGACCAAGGGTTCGTCGCCCTGCCCGCGGTCAACACCCAGGTGGTCGTCGCCTTCGAGGCAGGCGAATTGCGCCGCCCTTACATCATCGGCTCGGCCTGGGACGGCCAGGAGATGATGCCGGTCACCCCCACGCGGCCGAACGACAAGCGCCTCATCAAGTCGCGCGCTGGGAGCCTGCTCGAGTTCGATGACACCGACGGCGCGGCCAAGGTGACGATCTCGATGCAGAGCGGGCACACGGTGGTGCTCGACGATGCCGCTCAGCAGGTCGAGATCCAGCACGCCAACGGCTCGGTGATCACTTTCGATATTGCCGGGCGGATCGCGATCCAGGCGAACGCCACAGTCGACGTCACCGCTGCCGCCCTCAATGTGCACGCACCGGTCGCTACGTATGACGGGATCATCAACTGCACCACAATGATCGCCTCGGTCGGCGTGGTGTCGCCGAGCTACACCCCTGGCGCAGGGAATATCTGGTGAGCGGCATCACGGCGCCGGCCGGCCTCACCGCTCCCGTGGCGGCGGGCCAGGAACACCCCTGGATGCTCGTCGCGCCCTGGTGGCACTGGCCGTCACAAACCGGGCACGGGCGCACCAGCCACCCGGCGCTGCAGAAGTACGAGACACCCGACCTCGTCAACACGTTCCTCGCCGACCCGCAGCTCCGTCTCAAGTTCATCCGGCACATCGACGAGGTCGCCACCGTCGGCAAGCCGTCCTCGGCGGTGAGCGCCCCCACCCGAACGCTGACGGGGGTGCGGAAGCTCTACCTCGACACCCACCACCGGCACTATCTCGTCACCTGTGAGCTGCACTGTGACGCGACCGGCTTCCCTGCCGTCACGAGGGATCAGGTCTGCCAGGCGGGCTTCGTCATCCGGCGCCGGCTCTACGACGTGCCGGCCGGCGAACAACCCGCCAGCCGCCGGCTGCTGCGGCGCCTGGCCGGTGCGCGGCAGCAGCTCGCCTCAGCCGAGGCCGAGCTCGCCGCAGCGCGAGCCCGCCAGCTGGCCGCGCTGAACGTGAGCAGGCTCGAAGCCCGCTGTGAGGCGGCGGCAAAGCTCGTCGCGCAGCACCAGGCGGCGGTGCGGGACTGGGCCTCGCGTATCGGCCTTTCCCGCCGGCTCGAGGGATGGATCCCCCAGGGCGTGGACGCGAAAGGCCTTTACGCCGACATGCCCGCCTGCCCCCCTGCCGACGGCGCGCCGGGGGCAGCCGCCCCACCCGCGCCCGTCGCGGGCGTCGGCCGCTGGGCGGACGTGGCGGAACTGCCGGATCAGCTCGCGGAGGGCTGGTTCCCGCTGCGGCCGCTCATAGCCGATCCGTCCAAGCCCGACAGCGACGCCACCGGTGCCACGATCTTCTTCGGCCTTGTCCCGACCGGGTCAGCCGACATCGACCGGCATGGCAGGGCCCGCTTCGACGACGACAGCACCTACGAGATCCGCTGTTTCGTCCGCCGCCACAAGGCCATCTGCCCACGCACCGGGCCGCAGTGCCACTGCCCGATCGTCTGGAGCGACCCGACCGCGGGCTACCAGCTGGCTCCCCACTTCGACCTGCAGGGGACCTCGATGCGGCCGGCCACGGTGCAGTTGCCAGACCTCCACAAGCTCCAGTCCGATGCTCTCACCATGCCGCCCGGCTCCACGGCCGGCGTCATCATGAAGTCGCCGCAGACCCTCATGCCCACGTCGTCCAGCTTCCCGCCGAGCGGAACCATTGGCGGGGCCGAGGTCTGCTCGTTCGCGATCCCGCTCATCACGATCGTCGCCATGTTCGTCTTCACGCTGTTCCTCCCGATCGTGATCCTGATTTTCCAGCTGTGGTTCATGCTGCTTCTCAAGTTCTGCATTCCGCCCGAGGTGAAGTTCAACGCCGGTCTCCAGCACGCGCTCACGATGGTCCCCCCAGACATGTCGGTGAGCCCCTCGTTCATCGCCACCTATGGAGGTGAGATCGACAAGGAGCTCGACCAGCTGATGGATCAAGCGGCCCTGGGATCGGGGGTGCCGGCCAGCCAGGTGCTCACGGCCTCGCAGCCGCAGAAAGACCGGGTCCGGCTCGCAAAGACGCTCTTGTCCGGTCCCATCAGGCCGGTCCCGCCCGCTGACCTCATCTTCGCGCGGCACGTCGACCGATCGACGGTGGTGCCATGACCGTCAGCACCGGCCCGGTGAGCCTGCCCCCCGATCCGGCGAGAGCGGGCCTGAGCAGCGACCCACTTGGCACCGGGGTCGCGTTCCCGTTCTTTCCCGACCCCGTCACCGGCTCGCTCGACTTGCTGTCCGGCGCCTCCCTCGTCCGGCAGTCGATCAGGCTCATCCTCGACACCGAGCCGACCGAACGGGTGATGCGGCCGACCTTCGGAGCCGGTCTCGGCCGATATGTCATGGACCCCAACACCCCGGCAACCCGGGCTCAGATCGCGCTCGACGTCCAGGCGGCGCTGCAGAACTGGGAGCCCCGTATCGAGGTGACGTCGGTCGTGGTCGAACCCGGCACTGACCCCGCGGAAGTCCTCGTTACCGTCATCTACGTCCACCTCCGTGACCTGACCTCCGGTTCGGTCGATGTGACCGTGCGAACGGCGGGCACCCCTGGGGGGTCACCATGAGCGTGCCGGTCCCGGTCCTGGACGACCGCACCTACGACCAGTTCGTGGCCGAACTGCTCGCCCGTATCCCCGCCTACACCCAGGAGTGGACGAACCAGCAGGCAAGCGATCCCGGCGTAACCCTGCTCGAGCTGTTCTCATTTCTGGGGGAGAACCTGCTCTACCGGTTCAACCAGATCCCCGAAGCGACCCAGCTCTGGCTTCTCCGGATGCTCCAGGTGCCGCCGCTCCCGGCACTGCCGTCTAGCGGTCTGGTGACGCTCAGTCAGCAGAGCCCGTCGCTCAATCCGCCGCCCCTGGTGAACAAGGGGAGCACGGTGCGGGCCGCCGCTGTCCCCTTCGAGACCCTTGTCGACGTCGTCTGCCTGCCGGTCACGGCAAGGGCGCTGGCGAAGATGCCAGCTCCGAAGCCCACCACACCGGAGTTGGTCGCCGCGGTCGAGCGCGCCATCGACGCACGGGGCGGGCTCGCCGCCGGTGAGGAGCCGCAGTTCTACGCACCGCAGACGCTGAAGACCTCCCCCGGCGCCGCTGGCGTCGACTCGCTCCGGGTGTCCCAGAGCGTCGACGGGACCCTGTGGGTGGCTGTCATCGCCGCGGACGGCGTGCGCCCCGGCGATCTGCTGGTGCCGGGCGGCCCGCTCGACGGGCAGGACCTCAACATTGGCATCTGGCTCACGGACCAGTACCCCTCGATGCCCGAGGTGGGCCCGTGCGGTGGCCTCACCCCCCCGCCGCCCGCCGGCCAGGCAACGCCTCCGCCGACGGTCAACTGGCTGATATCCATCGCCCACACCGGCGACGACGGGAGCCCCGCGTACGGGCCGGTGAACCTGGACAGCGACAGTACAGCGGGATTGACCAACAACGGGGTCGCTGCGATCCGGCTGCCCGCTGGGCTCACTTCGGGTGGCTGGCCGGTCGGCATCGTGGCCCCGCCGAACCCCGACCTGGCCGGCACCGGCGACTGGCCGCCGTTGCTCGACGGCAACCCGCAAGTTGTGTTCTGGCTCCGCGGCTACCCGGCGAGCGGCGCCCCGGCCATCCCGGAGCTGTCGTTCGTCGGCGTCAACGCCGCCACCGTTGACCAGATGCAAACGGCCGGCCCGGAGTTCGTCGGAACCGGGAACGGCATGGCGAGCCAGCAGCTCAGCCTCGTCAACGCGGGCGTCGACCCGGCGAGCCTCGTTCTGCAGGTTGAGGAGCAGCAGGTCTGGATCACCTGGACGCGGGTCGACACGCTCGCCGGCGCCGGGCCGAACGACAGGGTCTACCTGCTCGACGCCGCGAGCGGCACGATCACCTGCGGCGACACCCTTCGCGGGCGGGCGTTCCAGATCGGCGACACGATCCGGGCGCGCACCTACCGTTACGGCGGCGGGACCAGGGGCAACGTGGCGCCGGGCGCGATCTCGACCATCGACGGCGGCGCGGTGACGGTGGCGAATCCGTTCGCCTTTTCCAACGGCGCCGACGCCGAGACGATCGATCAAGCCATGAACCGGATCCCGGCCGAGCTGTCGATAAACGACCGCGCGGTCACCGCGAGCGACTTCGCTGAGCTCGCCTCCATCCAGGGCGTGGCCCGTGCCGAGTGCCTGCCGCACTTCTACCCACCAACTCTCGACCAGCAGGCGGCCGGCGTCGTCACGGTGATCGTATGGCCGAGCAACGATCCGCTGCACCCCGGCGCACCGACCCCCGACCGAGCACTCCTCTCGGCAGTCTGCGCCAGACTCGACCCACGGCGGCTGGTCACTACCGAGCTGTATGT